ACGCGGCGGCATGATGCGGCGGCATGGAGTTACAAGATAACGCCGCCAAACAAGCCCCCGCCAAGCGGGTAGCCGTCTCGCCGCTGAACGGGGCCAAGATGCCGCTAGGCCGACGCAAGGGAAGCGTTAATAAGGTCACGGCCACGATACGCGAGGCTGTAGAGCTGGCCGCTCGCCAGGTAACGGACGGGCAAGGCCGCAAGGGGCTAGCCTACTGGCTACTCGAGAGGGCCAACGGCGGCGTAGCGGATCGGCAGATATTCGCGGCAATGATGGCTAAAGCATTGCCGCTCACTATCAACGGCAACGGGACGGGCGGCGTGACCATCAATCTAGGATGGTTGAGCGGGAGAGACATTGGCGGGACACTAACGGTACAGCCTACGCCTAACGCATTGATTGAGCATGATGACAAGCGGACTATAAATCCCAGTGCAGGGGAAACACTCGAGAATCGCCAGGAAATCTCAGCCGCCGACCCCCTACCCCCCGACGAACGGCAGCGGGGGGAGGGGTCGTAGAAGGGGTTCCCTTCCCCCCTCTCTCCCGTTCCCAAAATTGGGTGTTGAGATAAACGCAACATGGACTTAACCACTTACGTCCCCCGCGACGTCTTCCTCCCGCTGCACAAGCGGAACAAGCGGTGGGCGGTTGTGATTGCCCACCGCCGTGCGGGCAAGACGGTGGCGATGTGTGCGGACCTGGTGGTGGCGGCGTTGGAGAATCCCAACCCCAAGCCGCAATTCGCCTACCTTGCCCCGTTCCGTGACCAGGCGAAGAAGGTGGCGTGGACTTACTTGAAGGACTTGACGAAGCCTTTCTGGTCGAAGCCGCCGAACGAGTCTGAACTCAAGATCACGATGCACAACGGCCACAAGGGTGAGTCGACCATCTTCGTGGGTGGTGCGGACAACCCGGATGCCTACCGTGGCTTGTACTTCGACGGCGTGGTGCTTGACGAGGTAGGGCAGATTCGCCCGAGTGCCTGGTATTCGGTGCTTCGCCCGGCGTTGTCTGACCGGCGTGGCTGGGCGATTTTCGCCGGTACCCCGGCGGGCAAGAATTTCTTCTGGCAGATGCGAGAGGAGGCGAGGCTAAACCCCGACACCTACCTGTTGCTCGAGCTTCCGGCCAGCAAGACCGGCATCTTGCATCCTGACGAGCTGCGGGATGCCAAGGCACAGATGACCGAGGAGTCGTATGCCACCGAGTACGAGATTTCCTTCGATGCCGCCATCCCCGGTGCGTACTACGCCAAGCTGGTCGGCGAGGCGTATGACGAAAAGCGGGTGGGAGACTTTCCGGTAGACCCCGAGTTGGCGGTGGATCTGGTGGCTGACTTGGGCTTTACGGACAGTTGTTCGTGGTGGGGGTGGCAGACGACGGTAGACGGCCACCGGGTGGTCGAGTTCTACGAATCGAACAGCAAGCCAATCTCGCATTACATCGACTGGATCAAGACCAGGCCGTACAAGGTCGGGCAGGTGTTCTTGCCGCATGACGCCAAGGCGAAGTCCTTGCAGACGGGCAAGTCGATCATCGAGCAGTTCCTGCAGGCGGGTATCACCCCGCGGCTTGTCCCGGAGTTGTCGCTGCAGGACGGCATCGAGGCGGCGAGATTGACCCTGCCGAAGTGTTGGTTCGATGAGAAGGCGACTTACGAGGGGGTCGAGCATCTGCGTGGGTACATGCGGGAGTGGGACGAGAAGACGCAGACCTTCCGCAACCGCCCCAAGCACGACCAGCATAGCCACGGTGCGGATGCTTTTCGCTACCTGGCGTTGGCGGCAAGACCAGTTTCTGGCAATTTGTCAAGGGATGTGGTTAAAATCGCACCGCGTGTGGGGCATCATTACGCTTTCACGCTTGATGACGTGTGGGATTGTCAACCGACCCGGACGGGCAGGCTAGGCTGATGGAAAACTCCGAACGCATAGAGTCGAGCAAGGACTTCGCTGACACGCCTGCGGGCATGGCACAGCGTTGGTCCACCGAGATTGAAGCGGCGAAGAAGGAACTCGAGAAGTTCCATCTTGACGCCGACAAGATCACGAAGCGGTATCTCGACAAGCGTGACGAGTGGGGTCAGGACGAGTCTCGGGTGAACCTGTTCTGGTCATCCATGAAGGTTCTGCTTTCGCTGCTCTATGCCCGTCCGCCGAAGGCGTCTGTGTCTCGCTCGTTCCAGGACTCGGACGATGACCAGGCCCGCGTGGCGGGGCAGATCCTGCAGCGGCTGCTGAACAAGTCGTTCGATGACAACATCTCGGCGTGGGATGCCGCCGTTCGGCAGGGCATAGAAGACTATCTCGTCGTCGGCCTTGGTCAGATATGGCTGCGGTACGAGGTCGAGACGGCGTTGGAGACGATTCCGCCGCAGATCGACCCGCTGACCGGCGTTGAGTTGGTGCCTGAGCAGACGGTCGAGCGGATCGTGGCCGAGGATGCCCCGGTCGATTACATCTACTGGAAGGACTTCTTCTACTCGCCTGCCCGGACATGGGATGAGGTGCGGTGGGTGGCCCGCCGGGTGTACATGACCCGTGACCAGTTGGTGGCCCGCTTCGGCGAGAAGGTGGCGAAGATTGTCCCGATTGCCACGCAGAACCGCGTGGGTCAGGAGTCGCAGGGGCCGAAGAACGACCCGTGGTCGAAGGCCGAGGTCTTCGAGATCTGGTGCAAGGAGAACAAGACGGTCTATTGGCTTGCCAAGGGCTGCGAGATCATCCTTGACTACAAGCCTGACCCCCTCGGCCTCGAGAACTTCTACCCCTGCCCGAAGCCTCTGGCGGCGAATGTCACCTCGTCCAACTACATGCCGCGGGCGGATTACATCTTCGCCCAGGACCAGTTCAACGAGTTGGACGAGATCAACACCCGCATCACTTGGCTGACCCGTGCAGCGAAGGTCGTCGGCGTCTACGACAAGTCGGCGGACGGTGTGCAGCGGATGTTCCAGCAGGCGGCTGAGAACCAGCTCATCCCTGTGGACAACTGGGCCATGTTTGCCGAGGGCGGTGGCCTCAAGGGCAAGGTGGATTTCGTTCCCATCGAGCAGGTCGTCAACGCCATTGAGCGTCTGCGGCAGTACCGTTCCGACAAGACCATGCAGATCTACGAGGTGCTGGGCATCTCGGATGTGATGCGTGGCTCGAGCAAGGCGTCTGAGACGGCGACTGCTCAGGAGATCAAGGCACAGTTCGGTTCGACCCGCGTGCAGCTCTCGCAGTTCTACATCGCCGAGTGGATTACGCATGCCCTGCGTATCAAGGCGGAGATCATCTGCAAGCACTGGCAGGTCGAGACGATTGCCACGCGGTCGAACATCGAACGCACGCCGGATGCACAGTTTGCCTTGCCTGCGGTGCAGTTGCTGAAAGACGAGGCGATGGCCCAATACCGCGTGTCGGTAGAGGCCGATTCGATGGCGGCGATGGACTGGGCCGCCGAGCGAGACGCAGCAGTCCAGTTCATGCAGGGGCTTGGGGCTTTCATCTCGCAGGTTGCTCCGGTGGCTCAATCGACGCCCGGAGCGGGGCCGTTCCTGCTGCGTCTCATGCAATGGGCGGTGTCTAAGTTCCGCGTGTCGGCGGAAATCGAGGGTGTCCTCGACCAAGCGGTGTCTGCCATGCAGCAGCAGTTGATGAACCCGCCGCCCCCGCCCCCGAACCCGGAGATCGAGAAACTCAAACTCGAGGCCGAGAAGATCCAGTCGAACGAGCGTATCGCCATGCTGCAAACGCAGTCGGACGAGAAGATCGCCTCGCTCAAGGCCACCATCGACTTGCAGAAGGTGGAGATGCAGCAGCGGTTCGACCAGGTATCGCAGCAGTACCAGCAGATTGCCGACATGATGGCGATGGTGCAGAAGACGAACCCGGTCGTGCAGGTCGATGGCCTTGCCAACGCCATCGGGCAGATGTCGCAGAACAACGCTGCTCAGATGCAGCAGTTGCTGCAGGCGGTGACGCAGAAGAAGCGGCGAGTGCCTATCCGCGATGCCGCAGGCGAGATTGTCGAGGTCCGCGAGGTGGACGAACCCGACGCGGTTCCGGGTCTGCCTCCCGGCCCCATGCAGGTGAACTGATGATGAAGCAACCTGCGATGGAGTGGCGACCGGGCTTTGAGGGCGGTACTTGGTTCCTTCGGACGGAGACGACTGTTCCGCAGTGGGTGGTGCAGAAGTGCATCGCCTTCATGCTCAAGGTGCAGGCTGCAAGGCGTTTGGGACTGATGCCCGGCGATACGAGGGATGACCTTGACGCCAGCATCAAGGCGTTGCATGCGGGCAATGTCAAGCAGTGGGTAGCGGGTCCGCAGATGGACGGCAGCGGCGAAATCGAAGTGTTCCGGGCCACGCAAGGCACCGGGAAAATCATCACGATAGGAGCTTGATACATGGCAGCGACATTTAGAGCAACCGGCGGCGGCATCGCCTATGCGTCGAGCAAGGATATGCTCAACGTGTTCAACGGCACGGCGACGGCCCGCGTCATCCGCGTCTATCGCGGGTATTGGTTCAACAACGGCACCGCGGCGGTGACGGGCGTACTGACCACGGCCCAGTGCCGGCGCATCACGGCGGCCTCGGGCGGAACGGCGGTGACCCCGGTCAAGCACGACACCAACAGCTCGAACCTCGACGCCGCGACGACCTGCGGCACCAACCAGACCACGACCGGCTCGGACATCTTCCGCCGGTTCCTGTTCGTCAACGAAGAGCCCATCGTTGCCGGCACCACGCAGGCCAACTGGCTCACGCTGGTGCCCTTCGCGGAGATCTGGAACGCCGGCTATGGCGACACCAACGTCGAGCCGGTGACCTGCCGAGCGACGCAGGGCTTCCAGCTTTTCCACAGCGGCAGCTCGGCGGTCGGCACGGCCGACCTCGAAATCGAGTTCACGGACGCGGCGACCTGACCGATGGCATCGCTTCGTCACATCACCTGCGGCCATGAGTGGGTGGTGTCGAGCGAGCTGTCGGAGCGCGTGCAGCAGGATCTCAACGGTGGGCAGGGCGGCATCGCCCCGCCCATCCGCTGCCCCAGCTGCAAGGTGCTCGACCGCTACTCGCGCTTCGAGGTAGTCCACGAGGCGCCGCCCGATGCCTGAAACCCTTTACCTAAAGCTCGACGCGGTCGACGTCCGCCCGTTGGAGGATGGCCTGCTCGGCATCTTCAACAACGAGAGCGCGGACGAGCGGCGGTATTTTGAGCTCGTGTCCTTGCGCGTCTCGCCTTCGGCGCCGCTGTCGAACACGACGGCCGGCGTCGGGCGATCGGGTGCGCTTTCTCTTCGGCGCATCACCGCGCTGTCGGGCGGCGATTCGATAACGCCCATCCGCATGGACACGGCAGACGCCGCGCTGCCCGCGCAGGTACTAATCCGCAACGACCCCGACAGCGTGACTGCAAGCGACATCTTCCGGCGCATCGCGGACGCCCCGGCGTACTCCAGCACGGTGGCGAACACGCAGTTCTCGTCCCGCACCTACGGCGGCAGCATGGTGACGCACCAGAAGTCGCATTACGCGGACATCTGGCGTGGCGGCGAGAACGCGGATGTCGAGCCGATCATCCTGCGCGAAGGGCAGGGCCTCGCCATCTTCCAGGACGAGTTCGGCACGCAACACTCAATGCAGACCGCTGCCGTCGTGACGAACACGGCGACCGGGGCGACCTACATCTGTCGCTCGACCGACCTCTCGACCGACCGCCGCCTCGGCAACGCGACCTTTGGCATCTTCAACGGCAGCGGCTCGGGCGTGACGCTGGCCGTCAAGCTTTGGGTGCTGCCGATGGATGGCGAGGCCGTGACGCTTCCGCAGCTCCGCCTCTGTCGCATCGCGGGAGTCACCATTGGCGGCGACACGGTAACTCCCATCCGCCCCGACACCAGCAAGAGTGTGCCGTCTGCGCTGCAGATTGTGTCTGGTTCGTTCCAGCCGCGCATCTCTGGCGAGTGGCAGCCGGACTACTACACGACGCACGGACTGACCTATGGTGGCACCGGCGCAGTGCTGCAAGCGTGGAACAAGGCGCAGATTGACGCCGGAACCTTCAGCCGCGCCACGCTGACGCAGAACTTCCGCGCCATCGGTGAGAGTCCGGGCAGCATCCGCGTCGGCACGATGCACGATGATCTACTGTTCAGCGCAGAACCCGGCAGCGGCATCATCATCAAGCCGGGCGACGGTCTTGGCCTTGTCGCTGGCACCTTTGTGAACGTTGCCGGTACGCAGGCAGTCGGCAACACCTCGACCTTCATCAACTACGACATCGAGGCCGTGCTGCTGCAC